TGGACGTTAGAGGAGTCTACCTCCTTTATGGAAGAAGCCGTTAAAATATCGCAGAATTTAGAATATGACTTTATTGGAGAAGTAGCAAAGAAACAAAAGACATACCATCACGTTTACGGATATATTGTAGATAAATTTCCAACACTAAAACCCTTATTAACAGCTATAAAGTCTAATTGTGAGTCTAATTGCTTTTACAACGGTAAAAAGGGAGAAATAGTCCCAAGCCTTGCTATAATGAATTTAAAGAGTAATCACGGTTGGACTGATAGAGCAGAAACAACCCACAAAGGAAAGTTAGATTTATCACAATACACCGATGAACAATTAGAGGCTAAAATAAAAGAGATTGGAAATATCTAGCCTTAACTACGAACAAAAAAAACTAACCTCAGCTTTATTATATGAATATGAGGTAAGGAAGTCTAGGCAAAGTCTTTTAGGATTTACTAAGGCTACACTAGATAATTTTGAGATAGAGCCATTTCATAAGCAATACTACACGTTATTAGATAGGTTTGCAAAAGGCAACATAAAAAGGCTTATTATTACTATGCCACCTCAACACGGTAAAAGTGAGGGAAGCACCAGGAGACTACCAGCTTATATTTTAGGTCTTAATCCAAATAAAAAAATTGCAGTTGCATCTTATAACACTACCTTTGCGTCTAAATTCAATAGAGATATTCAAAGAATAATAGATACTACAATTTATAACGATATATTCCCAGAGACAACATTAAATAAATCTAACGTCGTAACGGTTGCTAGTAACTACCTTAGAAATTCTTTGGAGTTTGAGATAGTAAACAAAAAAGGAGGGCTAAAGTCCGTAGGTAGAGGAGGACCATTAACAGGTAATAAAGTAGATGTAATGATAATGGACGACCTTTATAAAGATTACATGGAGGGGAATAGTCCAATAATAAGAGACACTGTTTGGGATTGGTACACGTCAGTAGTAACAACAAGGTTGCACAATAATAGCCAACAGTTAATCGTATTTACTAGGTGGCATGAGGACGATTTAATAGGACGCCTGGAGAGTAAAGGAAAAGTTAAAGAAATAACCAATATAGATAATATCGACCAAATAGATTTAAAACACGATGAATGGTTAAAGGTTAATTTTGAGGCTATAAAAGAAAGTGAAAAAACAATGATTGACCCAAGAGAAAAAGGAGAGTCTCTTTGGGAGAATATGCATAGTCTTGAAAGCCTTACCAGCTCTAGGGAATTAGACATAGAAAAATTTAGTTGTTTATATCAAGGAGACCCGCAAACAGCAGAGGGTATGTTATACTCTAAATTCAAGACTTATCGAGAGTTACCAGAGCTTAAAATAATTAAGAATTATACAGACACCGCAGATACTGGGAAAGATAGGCTTTGTTCTATTGTTTATGGTATTCCAGTAGCAAAAACAGACAAACATATTTACGTTTTAGATGTTCTTTATACGAGTGATCCAATGGAGGTTACAGAGCCAAAGACAATAAACCTATTAAACAGTAATGAAGTAAATGAGGCGCATATTGAAAGCAATAACGGGGGGCGTGGCTTTGCGAGGGTAATAGAAAAAGGAGTAAATAAAACTAACATATTTTGGTTTCATCAAAGCAACAATAAAGAGGCTAGGATTTTCTCCAATAGCGCAAGTGTTAACAATAAAATAGTTTTCCCTAGTGATTGGGGGTTAAGGTGGTCCGAGTTCTATAATGACGTTACTAAATATAAGAAGTTATTTAAAGCGAATAAGTTTGACGACGCACCAGATACGTTAACAGGAATAATCGAAAAAGAGGAGATACCAGAAGTATTTACCTTTTAAATTTAATTTTTATATTTTTACATAAAATACTCAAACAATGAGAGGACCAGGATTAGGACGACTAATTAACCAAATATCGAGAGCTTTTGGAAGCAAAACGAATAGTACAAATAAATTTAACGAGGCTTTTTTGTTTGGTGGAGAGTACACGCCTTACGACACCAGCGCAAAGAGTTACATAGAACAAGGTTATAATATTAACCCTTTAGTTTTTTCTATGATTACGCAAATGTCTAATAAGACGGCAAGCGTGCCTTTTTACATAAAAGAAATAGAGGATAAAAACGCTCAAAGGAAATTAAGGCAGTTGATGGACTCTACAAAGGGTAATTTATCAATGACCCAAAGACTAAAATTTACTAAGTTAATAACTAAAGCATATAGTAAAGAGGATAAGCCATTTCCAATGGAACGACCTAACGTTAACCAAACTTGGACTGAATGGATAGCATTATACAAAACATTTATTAAAACAACTGGTAACGTTTATATTTATTGTTTAGCACCAGAGGACGGAGTTAATAAGGGTAAACCAGTACAAGTGTATTTATTACCTAGTCACTTAATGCAAATAGTAGTTAAAGACAATGTAGATTTTTTAACAAGTGAAAACCCTATAAAAGAATACATCTTAACAGAGGGAGCGAGTTATATTGAGTTTGACGCAGAAAAAGTAATACATATAAAATACTCAAACCCTAACTATGATGAAAACGGAGCGCACTTATACGGTATAAGTCCTTTAAGAGCTGCTTTAAAAAATATTCAAAACAGTAACACAGGCTTAGACTTAAATATCAAGACATTAAAAAGCGGTGGTGCATTTGGATTAATTCACGCTAAAAGCACACCATTAACAGAGGATCAAGCCAAAAGCATTAAAGATAGATTGTTAGAAATGGACTCTAGCCCAGATAGACTAAGCAAAATAGCTGGAGTTAGTGCTGAGGTTGGATTTACTAGATTAAGTTTAACAAGTGATGAGCTAAAACCTTTTGATTATTTAGCATTTGATAGACAACAAATAGCAGACTGTTTGATTTGGGAGTTGGTAGATAGTAATAGAGGAGATTTTGGAGGAACTATTGAACAACTAAGAAAGCAAAGAGTAACAGACAATATACAACCAGATTTAAAGTTATTGACACAAGCGTTAAACGAGCAATTTTTACCTAGATTTAAAGGCTATGAAAATGCAGAGATTATTTTTGACATCATGGAGTTACCAGAAATGCAAACCGATGTTAAAGAACTTACCGAGTGGTTAAATACTGCATTAGATAGAGGTGTTATAAATCGTAACGAATATAGAAACGCTATACATTATTTAGAAGTAGATGAGGAGGACATGACTAGGTTTACTGTCACAAATGATATAATTAGTTTAGAGGAGGCACTAGACAACGATTTTAATATAGCTGACCAACCAGCTAAACAAAGGAGAGTAAAGGCGGGTTTTGACCCAAACCAACCAAGAGCTGCAGATGGTAGATGGGGAAGTGTTGCGGGGGACTTATCAAAAGACGAATTAGAATTTGCTAAAACAATTAAAGACGCTAAAATAGAATACTTAGGTTATTTTTGTGGAGGAGAAAAAAGAGAAACGTTTACGGGAACTGCAACTAAAGTAACTGGAAGTGGTAGAGATTTAACAGAAATTTGCAAGGAGTTTTCAACCATACACAACCACCCTACTAAAAACTTAGCAATGAGTTGGGGAGACTTAAAAACATTTGTAACAAGTGGCGACGACAAAATGATTATAGTTGCTGGAGACAGATATTTAATAGCAGAAAAAAACGGGGATTTCGATTGGTCTTTGTTTATGGGCAATGATAGTAAATGGGGAGAGGTTAGAGAATATTACGACACGTTAAAAAGCGAGTTATATTGGGAGTACTCAAAACAATATAAATTAGTAGAAAAGACGGCAGATATTTTAGGTTTTAATGAAACTCAAATAGCCCAAGTAGCGAAAAACAAATCCCATGAATGGTTTATGCAAGAGTTAATAAAAAACAATTATTTAGAGGATAAAATAAAATTAACATGGAACATATTATAGACGACAAAGAGGATAAATATAATTATTCAACACCTCCAAAAGAAACCAGGGACGAGTTAATTAAAAAGAGAGATAAAATTAATAAAAAAGATTAATTGGCTAGTATAAACTCATATAGAAACAAGTGGTTAAGGTGGCATAAAAGCTATGAAAAAAGAGCCTATAAAGAATTAAAGAAAACCTTTAGTAAGTGGAATAATGCAATAGATTTCGACGCTATGACCGAGAGCAACTATGAGCGTATAATACAAAACGCTATTAGTGAGCCACAGATGTTAAAGGATTTAGAAAATATTTATATTGAGGTTGGGTTAACTCACGGAACAAGAGTAGGGGCTGGAGTAAACAAAGAACTAAAACTATTTACTTTAGGAGAGTTTACAACGGTGTTTTTAAATAGTATTATAGATTATCTTTTAGAATATGGAGCGGAGAAAGTTGTAAGCATAAGTCGAACCTATAAAGACGACATAGCAAAAATAATATCTAAAGGATTGGAGGACCAAAAGACAATGCCAGAGATTGCAAAGGAATTACAAAAAATGGTTAATCGTCCTGGGTTTTATCGTTGGCAAGCTATGAGAATAGCGAGAACAGAAACAACAGCCGCAGCAAATAGAGCAGCGTTAGAGGCTGGCGCAATAAGTGGATTTGTTACCAATAAAGTTTGGTTAAGTTCACAAGACAAAAGAACAAGACGAACACCACAAGACGAGTTTGACCATTTAGACATGGACGAGGTACAAGTAAATATTGAGGACGATTTTAAAGTACCTCGAAAAGATGCACCACCGCAAGCAATGGCATATCCTGGAGACCCTAGAGGCTCGGCTGGAAATGTTATTAATTGTAGGTGTGCGGTTGCTATTGTACCCGCTAGAGATAGGTTTGGAAATTTAATACCAACAACATAAAATAAAAAATAGTTATATTTACATAAATTATAGACAATGCAAGGTTTACTAGAATTTAAACAAATTACAGGAGCGTTAAAAGACGTAGATTTAAAAAAGAGAATTGTTACGGGTTACTTATCTAACTTTGATAACAAAGATTTTGATAATGATATTATCGTAAAAGGAGCTTTTACAAAGTCAATTAGCGAGAGAAAGAACGATATTTATTTTTTAAATCAACATGACTGGAAACAGCCTCATGGTAAATTTAACGTGTTAATTGAAGATGAAAAAGGATTGTATTTTGAAAGCACACCTTTAATAGACACAAGTTATTCAAGTGATGCTTTAAAATTATATGAAGCTGGAATAGTAAACGAACATAGTATTGGGTTTAATACTATACAGAGTGATTTTGATAAGAAAAATAACGTTAGAACAATTAAAGAGATTAAATTATATGAGGGTTCTAATGTGACTTTAGGAGCTAACAACGCAACGCCATTTACAGGATTTAAAAGTTTAACTTTAAAGGAAGTTAACGACAAACAAAAATTAATACTAAAAGCATTTAGAAATGGAACGTTTACAGACGATACATTTGGACTTTTAGAAATAGCAATAAAAGACTTACAATTACAAGCCTTTGAATTAGGAAAATCACAGAAAAAAGAAAAGCCGTCTAACGACACTTTTAATAATAATTCTGCCGATATAAAAACGATAGAACAATTTATTAAAAACATTTAAAAAAATGGAATTAAAAGAACAATTAGAGGCT